CAGGCACTTCGTCCGACGGTGGCGGGCGCACCACACCGGGTTCTGCTGGGAGCGGTACCGGACGCAACACAACAGGAACGGTTACGTAAGGAAACCTTTTGAGTACCGAGATCACACCCGGGCAGGAGTCTGAGATTGGCCGCTACGCCGCGTTGTACCGCGGCGAGGCCAAGCGCAAGCAGTCCCTCGGCGCAAAGCTGACGGAGCTTTACCAGAGCGGCAAGGAGATCCAGCGCCGCGAGCGGACCCGTTGGCAGCGTAACCGCCTGATGTACCGCGGCGAGCAGTACCTCCGCGTGGTCGGCAACAACGTCCGTACGTTGTCGCCTGTTGACCGGCTCCCCAGTGGCCGCCGCCGCGACACCGTGAACATCATGCGCCCGTTTATCGACGGCCGCGTTGCCACCCTCACGTTCCAGCGGCCGCCGTTTACGGTGATCCCTAACTCCAACGATCAGGAAACGGTGGACGCCGCGCGGCTTGCCACCCGGTTTGTTGAGTCGCAGTGGGGAACCGGTTGCTGGGAGCTTGACCACGTGTTCCGCCAGCTGTGCCTTACGGCAGAGATCGACGGTATCTCGTTCCTCAACGTGGTGTTTGACCGGTTCAAGGGCGGCCGGGTTGAGCTGTACCTCGACGCCGAGGGCAACCCGATCAACGACCCCAACCAGCTGACAGCTCTCAAGCTGCAGGACCCCCTCGGCCAGCAGCTGTGGAAGCAGATCACCAGCTACCAAGGCGACGTTGGTTTCCGCGTCGTAAGGCCGGGCGCGCTTTCGGTCGACCCTATTACGACGCGCTGGGAAGACTGCCGCTGGATTATCGAGTCACGCGTGCAGCACCGCGACAGCGTTGAGCGTGAAGCCGGTCGCCCGGTGCAGGATATGCTCAAGCGGTCGCAGGAAACGCTTGGCGAAAAGAAGTTTGGCCTTGGCGAGACGGCCCAGCTTCCCGGCAACGTCCAGCTTGAGGAAGAAGACGGCGAGGTCCGCAACTTCTCCCACAAGGACGCGCTGCTGGTCCACGAGGCGTTCATTCTGCCGTCAGGTCCGTCGGGGGACTTCCCCAAGGGTCTGCACTGCAAGTGGCTGGACGCCGCTGCCGGTGACCCGTACGTCGTAGAGCCGTGGGACGAGGACGAGCTTCCTTACCGTCCGTACACGCCCAAGCCCGACGGCGGGCACTATATGCGCTGCCGCGGAACGGCTGACGAGCTGTCGCCTGTGCAGGTGCGTTGGAACCGCACGCTTTCTCAGGTCGGTGAGTGGCTTGACCGTGTTGCCCGCCCGCCGCTCGTGGTTGCCGCAGGCGCTCTGCGGAGCAAGTCGGTCTACAACGAGGAAGGCGTTGTGCAGGTGCACGGCGGCTACCCCGAGCCGCGCTTTATGACCACGCCGAGCGAGCCGTCGGCGGTGCTGAACAACCACCTTGAGTGGCTTAAGGGCACGATGGCGGAGATTGCAACGATGCACGACGCCTCGCGTGGTCAGGCGCCGGGGCGTGGTATCGAGGCAGCGGTGTCCCTTAACACCCTGATCCAGCAGAACGAGCAGAACCTGAGCGCCACCGCTGCGGAGTTTGTCAGCGTGATGGAGTGGGGCGTCTCGCGCGCTCTCAAGGAGGTCGGCGACCGTTTCCAGATGCCGCGAATGATTACCCTGCCGGGCCTTGACGATTCGTCGGACCTGTTGGCGTTTATGGGGTCGCACCTGCGCGGTAACAACAGGTTCAAGGTCACCGGCTCGATTACCCCCAAGATGCGGGCTGCCCAGTTGCAGACGGTAATGATGATGGCCCAGTACGGCGGTGTGGATATCAAGCCGTGGTCCACGCAGCTGATTGAAGGCAACGTCGACGACATCCTCCGCCACGAGCGCGCGCAGGAGCAGCGCCAGAAGCGGGAGAGTTCGGAAATGCTGGCGCTTGGCGCCCGTCAGGACGCTGACCTTAAGTGGCACGAGCTGAACAGCCTGATCACCCGCTTCGGCCAGATTGCAAGCCAGTACGGCCCGCAAGAGCTGGCAATGCGCGGTATCCGTCCTCCGACGCTTGCAGACGTCGGGGTGGAGATCCCGATGCCGGAGTACTTCGACAAGGACCCCGAGCACATCATCGCTATGGAGCAGGTGCTGCTTAGCGAGGGGTACGACAAGCTTCACCCGCTTGTCAAGCAGGCGCTGCGCGAGCACCACAACGCCCACCTCCAGCGTATTCAGCAGAACGCGCTGTCGGTCGCGGGGCAGATGGCTCCGACGGAGCAGCCCCAGCAGGCGCCCCCGCCGGGCGAAGCGGAAGAGCCCGACAACGTAAACGCCGAGGACAAGCCCGAGGAGGAGGCCCCTAGTGGCGACGAACAGCAGCAGTAAACCAGAGCAGGTGTTCCCCCCGGGTTTCGAGAGGGACACCAAGGCCCTGCTTATGTTGCGTGAGTACGGCGTGATCTCTCGCGCCGAGGTGCGCCGCAACGTGGAACGGCTTGGGGTGGATCTTGTCCCCGAGCCGGATCTTGTGGCACCTGCACTCAAGCCGCCGGTTGCCCCGGCGCCGGGAAACATCGACCTTGTGTGGGACGACGAGGCCGACGATCCCGTCGATAACGAAGACAACGAGGAGTAGTTCTTGTCAACTGAGGAACTTTCTGGCGATGCCCCCGACGGGGGCGAGGGGGTTTCCGGCGCTTCGTGGGAAGCGTGGGAGAAGGCCGGTATCGACCCCAATGAGCTGAACCCGTACGAGGTGCGGCAGTACGTTGACTGGGTGTCGGAGCTGACTGCTGCTGATTCCCACGAGGCAACGCTTGAGCAGGCGCTCCGTCGCTGGGGCCACCTTGGCGACGACGAGTCGCTTTCAGAGCTGATGTCCCTTCGTGACCAGATCCGCGCCGAGCGCGACGACCCGTTCGCCGGGTACGTCGACCAGCAGTACTACGAGGACGACAGCCAGTACGAGGACTACACCAACTACGGCGCTGATTCCGGTGGGGTTGACCCGTACCAGCTTCGCGACGTGTGGCGTGCAGATATGCAGCAGGAGCTTGCCCGCGAGCGCGAGCAGATGCAGCAGCAGCTTCAGACCGAGCGTTTGGTGTCAGACCTGCAGGGGCAGCTGGACCGTGTGTCGAACGACAACGGTCTTGAGGAGTCGGAAAAGGCGTTCCTGTGGGAGTCGGCGATCTCGCGCCTGCAGAACCAGCAGGTCGACCTCGACGAGATTCCCCAGCTGATGAACAGCACGTGGAACCAGATTGAGTCGATGTACCAGAAGCGTATGGCACGCGCAGCAACGTCGACCAACTCTGGGCCAATGACGTCGGCACCCCCCTCGGGCGTGCCCGGTGACGCCCCTCCGGGTCGCGGTATTCAGTCGGCACTCGCTAGGACCGCAGAAAGGCTTGGGATTCCTAACGAGTAGCGCGTAACGGGAAAGTACCGATTGCGGTACGGTTCCCAAAGTAATACGCGCGGCGATGCCTCTTCGGTTGGTGAGAGACGGCGCGGTTCGGTGGCAGAAAACATATTCACCCCTAGAGGGTTTCTGTCGCCTAGTAACCCCGTTTCTCACCAACCTTTGAGGTAAATTTGTCACTCGCTACGCTTAACGATCTGGCGTACGACACGTGGGAGCCCGGGCTCAACGACGAGCTTGAGACCGAGACTGGCTCCCTGTATTCGTACATCCAGAAGTCCAGCAAGGACGTTAAGGGTCGCAAGACCTTTATCAAGTTCCTTATCGGCCGTTCCCTCGGTATCAGCAACATTGACGAGGGCGGCACTTTCCCCGACGCCGGTGACCCCAAGTACGACGAGGCTGAGATTGGCCTCAAGCGTATTGCGGCCACCGTGGAGTTCACCCTCGACGAGATCGACCTGCTTAACGGACGTGACGCGGCTGCTCTGCCGGTCGTCCAGCACAAGCTCGACGACCTCGTGCGCACCGTCCGCCGTGACGTGGTGCGCCAGACGTGGGGCGACGGTACGGCCAAGCTGGCCAACTGCGCCTCGGTTGCTTCGCAGGTGATCACCCTTGACGCCACCACCTCCAGCCAGATTGACCGTGACCGGTTCAACTGGCTTGAGGAGAACGGCCTCAAGATCGACGTGGTGCACGGCACCACCGGCGCTTCGCAGGCTACTGGCCTGACGATCAGCAACATCAACCGTTCGAACAACGAGATCACGGTGGTCGGAGACGCTTCGAGCGTGACCTCCGCTGGTGTGATTGTGCGTTCGGGCAACGCCTACGGTTCGGGTGGCGCGTTCACCAGCCGTGAGTTTCAGGGCGTGATGTCGGCTATCTCGGAGAGCAACACGTACCTGACCCTCGACCGCACCGCGGCCGGTATCGGGTACTTCTGGAAGTCCAACGTCATTGACAATGGTGGCACCCTGCGTCCGGTCACGCTTGACGTGATCCTGCAGCTGATCAACGAGATGAACCGGCGTACGGGTAAGGCCCCGATTGACTCCAACCACTGCTTCTTCTCGAACCTCGGTGTGTGGTCGGCCTACGGCGAGCAGCTTCAGCCCGCCGTGCGCTATCAGGGCTACCAGAAGATGGACACGGGTTGGCCGGAGCTGGAGATCTTTGGTGTGCCGCTTTACGGCGACATCCACTGCCCCCACAACAACCTGTTCCTGATTCACAAGCCGTCGTTTGCCTACCGCGTTCCGAAGTATCAGGAGCGTGGGACGTTCCAGTTCCAGAACATGGACGGCAGCATGTGGCGTTACGTGCCTGCGACCAGCGGCTACAAGGCCAAGGTCCAGTCGCACCTGACCGGCATGATGACTCTGGTTACCGAGCACCCGCGTATGCACGGGCGCATTGACGACCTTGAGGAGCTGGGCGTCTAATGGCTGTCACCACGTCAGAATCTATCCTCGGCGTGGACCGTGTGGCGTTCCTTGGTCGTGAGCGCGTGGTCCGTCGGCGTATTACGCTGTCGGGCACTTACGACACTGGCGGCTTCGCGATCACGCCCGGAGAGTTTGGTCTGAGCAAGATCCGCTGGATTCAGTTCCACGGTCCTGCAACGACCGGCTCGGCTGTGTCGTTCCCGGTGTGGGACGACACGAACAGCAAGATCAAGCTGTTCACGGCGACTGCTACCCAGTTCACGAGCGGTGGTTCGGTCACCAACTACACGCTGGACGTCACGGTTGGCGGCCAGTAGGTACTCAAAGAACGGGGGGTCCGGGCGACCGGCCCCCCGTTCGGGTGCTCCCCGCCTCAAAGACCCCAGTGGGGGTCTGACGGCTGCTGGGCGCGCGGCGTTCAAGCGCTCCGAAGGGGCGAACCTGAAGCCGGGCGTTAAGAACTACGAGTCCGCGTCACCCGCGGACAAGAAGCGGTGGGTCAGCTGGGCGAGCCGGTTTTACGGCCGCTCGAAGATCCCGCCGCTGAAGAAGCCAAACGGTGAGCCTACGCGATACGCCCTTACGGCAAACGCGTGGGGGCAGCCGGTTCCCCAAAACGAGCAGCAGGTCCGCAGCATTGCTGCTTTAGCGCGGAAGCGCAGCGCACAATTGCGCGGAAAGGCTGTTTAAGTGGAGTACGGGAAAACCGGTGTCGGAATGACCACCGGAATGCAAAAGAAGCACGAGTACGTTGACAACGACGCGGTCGCTAAGGAAAAGCTGGCGGCCTTTTCCGAGGCGAAGGCCAAGAGCGGCGTGAGCCCGGCCAACAAAAAGAAGATGGCCGACGCTGTTGCCGGTTATATGAAGAACAAGTCCAAGGTCCCCAGCAAGGCTTCGGGGATGCCCCCCCGTGGCCTTGCTGAGCGCGAAGTCCAGATGGGCCGCCTGCAGGACGCGAAGAACCTTGCAGCAATGATGAAGCGCCAGCGCACCGGCCGTTAGAGGTGAGGCTCGGAGACGAAGTACCGGGGATTCTGACGGACAAGTGGATGTTCGTTGCTGACGACACCCACAAGATCACCGAGCGCGTCAAGCAGTACGACAGCGCCTGCCGTCTGGTGTGTCACGTTGAGACCAAGCAGCTAGGCGTTGCGCGCTGGGTTCAGGCCGAGTTTGCGCAGGGTGGCGCGTGGATGATCGCCTTCCGCGCCCGGGACCCCGAGACGGGAGACCCCATTATCGGGGAGCCCGACGAGCGCGTGGTGTGGCAGATGGGCCGCTTTGACACGTGGCGCCGCCGAAACCCTGAGCGTATGGACCGGGCAGTGGCGGAAACGATCCGCCGACGTCAGGAGCAACTGTCAGAAGCTGAGCAGGAAAAGAACGCCGAGATGGCGGAGAAGTTTGTGCGCGGCTGGAAGCAGCGCACGGGTATCAAGGACAAAATCATCGTGCCCAGTGGGGCAGGAGGTAGCAAGTAATGCCCTACGGCTCTAACATGACCAACCCCGGGCTCCGCCGCCCGCGGCCGCCGGAACCCCCAGAGCCCCCCCAAAAGCCGCGCGCGGGAGACCGCGGTGGCAAGGCACCAATGTTCCCGATGGTCTCGGCCGGTTCGCCTAGCCCGAAGAAGCCGACGACCGCCCAGCGACAGCGTGCCCGGGTGGGGCACCTTCGTGGCGCAATCCAGACCAACAAGGACCAGCTTGCTGAGCAGCGGCGCCTTGCCGCAAGCGGAACCGCGGACCAGCGCCGCAAGGCGCGTATGGCGCAGGGGCCGATCATCGACCGGATCAAGGGGCAGGCCGCCCAGCGCGAGAAGGAGATTGCCCGCGCCCGTCAGATGGGCTGGACCGACGACGACCTCAAGCCAAGGAGTGGACGTGGGGGCACGCCGCAAGCGCCGGGAGTCGGCAGTGGTTCCGGCAGTGGTAGCGGTTCTACGCCCGCAAGCAACGCTCCCGCCGTGGCTGGCAGGGGCAACACCAAGGGCAGCACCACGCGTGCCGTCACCCCCCGCAAGCGCGACTACACCGTAGACCAGAAGAACGCCAAGTCGAACACCGTACTGGGCAAGGCGCTCAAGATGTACGGCGACCCGCGCCGTGACCCGAGCAAGACCGGGGAGATGGTGCAGGGCGGCGCGAAGTCACCCCACCACGTGACCCTTACGGGTAAGGAGTTCCAGAGCTTCAAGAAGAAGTACATCGCCACTCACAAGAAGTCCGGTAGCGCGAACCTGAGCGACTGGTCGCTGCGGGCCATGGCCAAGATGCTCAAGTACAAGAACTCCGACTCCCTGCGTAAGACCTACGGCCTCGGCGAGCACAAGCCGCCGTCGGAGGGCTAAAAGTTGGCCACTGGGGATTTTCAGGACCTCTATACCCGCACGCTCTACGCGGCGCAACGCGACCCCAACGTCGCAGCTGACGTTGCGCGCGCCAAAGAGGCGGTGAATGAGGCGTACCTGAGCCTGTGTGATTCAGGTCCCCAGTGGTCATTTCTTGTCAAGCAGGGAACGCTGACCCTGACGGTAAACGACGACACCTACAGCTACGCCGACGTGGCAACGGCGGTGGGTGTGTCGGCGATCACTGACGTGCTGGCCATCAACTTCGGTGGCCCCGCGGGGGCCTACCCCGGGCACTACGCCCGGTGGGAGGACTTCTGGGCAATCAAGCAGCTGAACCTGTCACTTGCTGCGGGTGTCCCGCACCTGTGGACTACGTACGCCCGGTCTCAGGTCGAGATCTGGCCAAAGCCGCAGTCGGCGTACACCGCAACCGCAGTAGTGATGCAGCAGCCCAGCGAGCTTGTGAACAACGGCGACACGCCGCTGGTGCCAATCGGTTGGCGCCACAGGCTGCTGGTGCCCGCTGCGGCGGCGATTCTGCTGCGTCAGGAGTCGGGCAGCGACGCCGTCAGCGAGGCCAACAACAACGAGGCTATGTACGCCAAGGCGTACGAACAGTTCTCGACTGGGCCGATGGTGTTCAGCCCGCCGGTGCAACACCCGACCCCGGCAAAGCTGTTGCTGCCCGCGGGCCTGCAGGGCACCAAGGGCACGTTCCTCGATCTTGTGCAGCGTGTCTGTTACGAGTGCGACCAGCCTCCGTGGATTGCCTACAACAAGGAACGGGCAAAGGACGCCCTGAATCAGGTTTACCGGTCGATCCTTGATACCCCGGACGATTGGGACTTTCTGGAGCGCGAGGGCCAGATCCAGCTGCAGCAAGGTGAGGGCACCTACAACATTTCCGGTATCGCGTCGGCGCTTGGGGTCACCGGTATCCGGCAGATCCTGCGTATTGTCAACGACTCAATCTCCAACAGCTCGCCGCTTGAGCCGATGAGCTGGCCCGACCTTGAGTCGCTTACCAAGTCGACGCAGGACGGGGAGACCAACGACGTCCCGGCTGCCTTTGCGATCTGGGACGGCAAGATCCGGTTCTGGCCCGCCCCTGCTGAGGCGTACAAGCTGGGCCTGTACTACATCGTTGGCGTTGGGAACCTGAGCGCCGACAGCGACGTTCCGCTTGTGCCTGAGCAGTGGGTCAATGAGGTGCTGGTGCCGCTTGCCGCTGCGCGTGTGTTGTACCAAAGCGCTGACGGCAACGCTGTGCAGAAGGGGCAACTGCTGGAAGCGCGTGGTCAGGCGGGGCTGAAGCTGCTGCGTGAGTCGCGTGCTGCCGCCAAGTTCCCCGAGCTTCGGCTCCAGTCCCCCCGGTTCTCGGCAGACCTGCCGGGTTCCTACGCTCAGGACTGGTACTTCTAGTGCGCGGCAAGATCATCTTCCGGCCCGGTTCCGGTGGTCTTGTCACAGACGTTCCCGCTACTTTCATCAAGGGCGAGGCGATGTCTTACGCCCAAGACGCCACGTTCTACCGCGGGGCGATGCAGCAGCGGCAGGGCTGGGCGTACGAAAACGCCTACGGCGCTCCGGCCTCCGGTACCCCCGTCGGCGTGATGCGTGCGCAGTTCAACCGCGCTAACGCCGTGCGCACGGTTGCCTCGATGGCAGACGGGTCGGTGTGGCTCAACGTCGGCTCTGGCGTCTCCGTAGACCTTGGCGCCCCGGCGCGTGCCCAGTCGCCGATCCCCCGTTGCGTTTACCGGGACGAGGTGATCTTTTGCTACGCGGACGGGGTCACTCCGATTCTGCGTTATTCGGGAATCCCGAACGGTGGTTTTTCGGTTACGGACGCGACGCCCCCCACGCTGGCTTATACCCAGAACCAAGCCACGGTCACCATCGGCGGCAGCGTTACCTTTTCCAGCGCGCCTGCGGCTGGTAGCTATATGCCGATTGTGCTGGGAGGTGTGATTGCTACGTGGGCGCGCGTTCTCCCCGGGGCAACGACGACTAGTGCAACGGTTGAGGACATCACCCACATTTCTGCACCAGCCTCCTCCTACGCATCGGGCAAGATTTACAACTCCGGCGCGACGGCAGGAAGCTGGCCCTGCCAGATGATCTACAACGACGGTACGGCTACCGTCACCACCACAACCACGACAGGTTCTCCAAGCGGCGTTACGGCGACCGCCAACGGCTTTGGCACCAATTGGTCCGACAGCCTGATGCCTTATAGCGGGCGGGCGGCAATCCTGTACAAGGATGGCGACCTGTGGAAGCTCAGGAGCATTTCGAACTTTGGCACTGGTAGCCCGGTCGCCAACGTACCCACCACAATGACCCTCGCTTCTGCGCCAATGAGTTTTTCTAGCGCAGGTGGCGGCGGCGGTATCGGCACGGCTTCGTTTACCGGCACCTCCGTTACCGCAACGACTACCAAGGGTCCCTACCAGATCCTGTCGTCGCCGACGTGGAGCGACGCGTGCGTGCACAAGGGTTCACTGTGGGGCACCGGCGTCAAGTATCACCCGAACCGGGTTTACGTCGCACCGCCCAACTGGAACCCGGCGCTGCCGCCCGGCGAGGTGTACCCCTACGACGTGTCTACGGTGCTCGCCAAGGCGTCGTTTGACAACTGGCTTTTGGACTTCATTGACGTGCCGACGTCCTACGACGGAGACCCGGTGGTTGCGATCCTTAGCTCGCCGGGTCCGCTTCTGGTTCTCAAGCGCTCGGCGGTGCACGGGATCTACGGCACCTACCCGACCTTCGAGCAGTCGCTGATCCAGTCGGGAGTCGGCTGCATTGACCGCCGGGCGGCAATCACGGTAGAGAGCACGCCATTCTGGGCGGGCGAGGACGGGGTGTTCTCCTTCGCGGGCGGCCGGGTCCAGTCGCTTGTGCGCAACAAGATCGAGCGCGAGTGGCAGGCGCTGATGAACGGCTGGCAGCAGGGGACAAGCTACTGCGTGCTGGGCGTCGTCGCCAACCACTTGATTGTGACCGTTGGGGGCTTGAACAACGCGGGGACCACCGGCGCCAAGGTCGGCCCGGACGTGGACAACCCGACTCAGCGCACGCTGGCGTACGACCTTGCCGGGGGCGAGTGGGTCAGCCGGTTCAGCAACATTCCCGCCAAGGCCTACCACTCCGCGCGCGTGCCGGGGGAGGTAGAGGCGCTGCTGTTTGTCGGCGAATCTGACGGCAAGATCGGCGACCTTGCGCCTGCAATCACCGGCAGCAAGATCACCAACCGCGACTCGCAGACGGTGGCGGCCGCAAGCCCTGTAGACGGCAACGGCACCGCGCCTCAGCTGGAGACGTGGACCTCGCTGGGCCTTGCCGAGGCCGCGGGGCTTGACGGTGACGCGCGGCTTGTGGACCTGTCGGTAGTGACCAACGTGCACGACACCGTGGCCAGCGCCACGACGCTCGACGTCAAGGTGGCCCAGACCGAGGGGCTCAGGCCACCGGCCGCTGGGGAGACCCCGGTAACGGTGGGCACCGTTAGCTCAGATACGACCGACGCGGTCAACCGCAACCGGTACCGGGTGGCCCGCTCTGGGCGCACCCACCAGCTTCGGCTCAAGACAAACACCACTGCTGCCACCTGCAAGAAGATTGAGGTGCAGGAGGCGGTGCTGAACTTCCGTGATTCGCGCAGGCGCACGTGAGCGAGAGCACGCCGACCCCCGGCGACGCCAGTTCGATTGAGGCGTTTGTGCGTTCGGACCTGTTCCGCGCGATTTTGCGGACGCAGCACGCGGACCTTCTGAGCGCCTCCACCAACGCGTCCTCCACGGTGCCGACCGGGGTGGTCGCGCCATTTGCCGCCGAGACGGCCCCGGACGGGTGGCTGCTGTGCAACGGGCAGGACGTCTACAAGGACACCTACCCGGCGCTGTACGCACTGCTGCAGACCAAGTACGGCGCCCCCGTCGACACCCTCAAGTTCCGTCTGCCTGACCTACAGGGGCGTGTGCCGGTGGGCTACGGAACTGGCTACACCACGCTGAACGCACCGTCCGGCGCTGCCACCGTAACGCTTGACACAACACAGATACCCGCACACTCCCACGGGATTAACAACGAAAGTCCGGGAACCAACTCTGCTCAGCCGCGTTTTCATGGAACCGCTGCTGGTGCCGCAGCAGGCACGTCATTTCTGGTGCCTGCCACTGCGGGTTCGGGGTTTAACTGGTACGACGTTGACTCCCACTCCCACACGGTTAACTCTCACTCACACGGCGGCGCTACCCAGAACGCTGGTGGCGGGGCTTCGCACAGCAATATGCAGCCGTATATCGTCCTTAACTACATCATCAGGACCTAGAAATGGCGTTTG